TTTTTTTACCTTCAGGTGTCAAACTCCCATCTGGTCTTTGATACCTTCTAACGCCCCAACGTTGCCCTTTTATACCGTGATGTCGTAAATATATAGTATTCATACTCACCTCTTTATGACTGATGCTTTTTATTATAACTATTTCTAGCTATGTTATAAGTTGCCATTTCAGCAATATATTTCGAACCTACTATGCTTGACGCAATTGCAACCTGAGACTCGACTCCTGCTTTACGTAGCCCATACCCCAACGCTAACGATGCGGCGTTTATACCCAAAGATACGGCTTTAGCCTTATCCTTCGACATGCCCGATGTTCGTAGCGATTTATATGCGGTTGTTGTTCCTGCGGTAACTAAAATATCATTTACTTCCTCAATAGGCTTTCGATTTTTATACCTTTTGGTAAATTCTTTATCGAACGCCGTTAATTGTGGTTTCTTTTTTGGTGTAACATAACTCTTAGTTAAACTTTGTATAGGCTTTGATTTTGAAAGGGCTCTTATAACGCCCCATTTTTGTCCTTTTACTCCATGATGGTATAATGATTGATTCTCCATAATTTTATTCAAATGCCTCCTTATTCGCTTTATATGCTATGTACGCATCCATCAATGCGGCAACAGCATCTATTTTTTGTTCATGTCTTTTTTTCATAAGTTTTCTATTTCCATTTGTATCCTCAAGAGTGATACAATTACCCATTGCGAAACACATCAATTCTTCATCGAATAACAACATTCTCTCCTCAGATAATTTCTTAAGTTCTCCAAGAGGAACTGATTCAGTCTTAGCTCCTTGAATAACTTTTTCTATTCCGAACGGTCCATTCTCTCTTTCCCATCGTTCGACAAATTCTCTAGCATTATAAGGGTCAAATCCGAAAGCTCTAACGTCATAACCCAGCTTAATTATATGGTCATCTAAGTCTTCATACACCTGCATCATGTCAAGAACCGTGCCGTCTAAAACTATTAAACTACCTTCATCCATAAATTGGTCATACTTTAATCTCATAGCTCCGGGAAGTTTCATCAAAGTTGATGACGATATGTAATTCCTTGTTTTTATACCATAGCATCCATTAGACAATGGAAATAAAAATGCAAAGGAACAAAAATCATCTCCTTGTGATAGGTCACCGCCCATAGCACAAGGCATCTTCCAATAATCCCTTTTCTTATGAGGTATAGTTTCCTCGTATGTAAAGAAATATGTGTACCCTTCCATGGGTATGCCGAACCTCTTCGCAAGAATATCGTTTCTTGATGCTGGTGCTTTCTCGGCTCTTTCAACATCAAGCTGATAGGTTTCGTACTTAACTGTCTTACCTAAGTTAGGATTTGCTTTAAGCCACATTTCAGGATGTCCTACTTCATCAATACTATCTAGTTTATAATACCATATAGAAACGTGGGGATTGACATAATCTCCTTTAAGTATGTCCATAAGCTCCATTTTGATTGTATCGCCACTTCCATTTCTAACGGTTCCTTCAGAGCTCATCGCAATAATCAGATAGTCGTCTACTTTAGATGCACCTTGCTCTATTGCACCGATGACGTCTTCTCGTATATCACCAGACAACCACTCGTCGACTGTTGCTATTTTGGCTCTTAAACCTTGAAGTTTGTTTATACTCATAGGCCTAATTTCGAGTAAAGAACCTGTTAAAAAATTCTCAACTCCTTTTTTAGTAGGTGAAAGTTTCATGCGATTCGCTTTAGAACCTGTTGTGTTCTGCAACGAACCATCTGTTAAGAATTTATATAGTGGTCCCCTAGCTCTTGCGATGGCTGTTCGAATAGGGCTCATAACCTCTTCTGATTGTTTCATAGTTGGAGCTGTTGTGATTTGATGTGTGGTGCTTGTATCAACATTAAGAAAATAATTTTGTATACAACTGCCATACATAGACTTTGCCGCTCCTCTTGCCACTATCAAATATTGTTTATTAATCAAACGTTGTTTAACTCTTCTGGTAACATAATAACCACCGTGTCCGTCTTTATTCGGTTCGTATATACTTCTTTCTACAAAATAATACCATCCAAATATTTGTTCTGCCCATAACTTAAATGTGTCTAACAAAACCAAATCAGAACCATCGGTCAATGTTAACTCGTTTTCGCAATACTTAACAAATCCGTCGATAGCTTTATCGTCGTAGTAAACTCCGGGATTATTTATCAAGTCATCTATTCTGTTCATTTCCATCGCTATCTCTTTGCACACCGGTATATCGCCTCTCATTACGGCGTTTCTAAATTCGCCATAGTATTTTGGTGTTGCTGTATTAGATAATGACATAAATCCTCCATTTATTAGGCATTTTGAATTTTTAATATTGGCTATCGCCCGGAAACACTCTTTACTGTTCCATATAAGCTAGCTGCTGCTCCGGCTATCGTTAGAACAGTACCAACAGCTTCAAGAGCTTCCATCGCTGAAACTTTACCAGCATTCGTTCTTTCAGCACTTAATGTACTGAATTGCTTCTCCAGATTCATTCTGGTTATTGCTTCCTGTAGCTCTTGGTTTGTCATTTGCTCCGCTGTCTTCTTGTGTTTACTAACCGATTTGTTTTTAACTAACTTATAAGCCTCATTGTTTAATGTCTTTGAATTATTTATCATCGACATCGTATCATTTACATTTAGGTTTCTTCTAAACCTTCCAAATCTACCGGGTTCTCTCGATGAACCTGAGTTATTATCTCTTCTAACTCCCCATCGCATTCCGAGAACGCCATGATGCTGTAAATATAGGTTGTTCATTATTCATCCTTTCTATAGTTATCTACTATGTATAATCTCCATTCCAGCTCGCTTATCATTTTGTTCATGGCCTCTATTGCCGATGAACTTGCCGGAGGGTCGAATAACAATTTCACTCTTAAATATACAAAGGACTTAACAGATTCAATATCTTTATCTCTTATGAAATCTGACCATACTTCATTCTTACCTGTTATCCTGAATGTGGTTGTAGGTCCAACACCCATTTGATTAAGTATTGTAAATATGGAGTTTATATGAATAACTATGTCTTTGTCAAACGCTTCATACTCTTCTGTCATACCTAAGAGTTTCTTTATTGATGTTAATATACTCTCTTCCATGGTCCTCCCTATTGTTTCCAAGGACAAGTGTCATTTGGAATTCTATTTGGTATCTTGTTATTTGGTACTTCATACCCATAGTGTATAGCATTATGGGTCGATAGTATAGTCGTGATTAGATTTTCCGAATCAAAAATAATAGGATTTCTATTCTTTACATCGTCAATAGTTATCGGATTGATGTGATGTATTAACGGTGAAACGAATATCTCATGACCGTCTATACCTAAATCGCATCCGTTATCCCTTACTATTATTTCGTTTCTAATCTTTTTCCACTCGCTACTCCTATATAACAACTGATTAAGGTATCTATCATACCCAAAAGTTTCGATACCGACAACTCCATCTAACCTAAGATACTCGAAGCGTTCTTCAAATGTCTTCAGTAATATCAACTCGCTATAACTCCTAGAATATGCTTTCATTCTTTCCGCCATAGTCTTTCATCGCCTCCATTGCTTCGGTATATAGCTCTTCTATACGCTTCGTTGACTGTAATGCTTCGGTCTTTGCTGCTATTAATTCCTTCTGTTTCTCCAGAATTTCCTTTTCTATCTTTTCTTTAGTTGAACCAAGTTTTAAATAATGAGTAATAACTTGTGAAGACGCCGTTCCGTCTCGAAGTTGTTGTTCTGCGAGGTCTACAGCTAAAGCTATCATTTGATTCTCCCTAGCTTCAGGGTTCATTGCGGGTGGACATCTCTTTTTAACCGAGTCTTTATCTCTTTTCTTAGTCATTGTTTCTCCTTTATTACACTTTCGTTTGATTTTTCGAATAGTTTTAGGTTATTTTTTAACAGATAGACAGAACACTCAAAGAATAAAGGCGGAGATTTTTACTTTTTGAGATTGTTTACCCGTTAAGGTTATACTTTTCACGTCTTGACACCGACTAAACTATAAAACCTTTACCTTTGAATGTTCTGTTTATCTGTTAACGAAACCTAAAATATACCCCCGGAGAAAATATAAAG